ACAAAAGGAGAAAAATGAAAAAAATAGTGGGGTTATTAGTAATTGTATTTACTGCTGCATTTTTGCCATCGGTAGAGGCAAATCAAAAACCAGCAATTGTAATAATTGATAATGCAATTGATACAAAAAAGATTAGTGTATTTCATGAAGTTTGTGTAATGCAAGAACTACGCTGTCCAAACAAACAAACACTTATGGAAGGGCCAGGAGCAGCAACTCTCCCAGAAAGTCAAATATACAAAAACGGATTTAATCATGGAACATTCATGACTATAATTGCATCTGCGGTTGCTCGTGATACTAATATTATTTTTATGAGAATTGTACCCATAACTCATACTGGTCGTCAAGGATATTACGATCATAACGATTTAACTGGGGCTTTAAAATGGGTAACTGCTAATAAAACAAAGTTTAATATTGTTGCAGTTTCTGCATCAATTGGTAGTCGAAGGATTGGAACTGGACCTGCATATTGTCCAGTAAGAGATAACTTAAGAAATGAAATTATTAATTTACAAAACTTAGGTGTTGCAACAATATTTGCTGCTGGAAATAATTATGACAAGCAACGTGTAGATTTTCCAGCATGTATTCCAGAATCAATAGCAATAGGTTCTACTGGTCAGAATAATAATATTGAAAACTACAGTAATGGAGGTTTAGATTTAGACTTCTATGCTCTAGGAACCTATAATACTTCTGTGGGTAGGGCTGTCGGAACATCTGGTGCTACGGCTGCATTTGCTGCTTACTGGACTAAAAACTACAAGGGTAGTTATCAAGCAACATACGACTACATGAAATCCATTGCTAAGCCTGTTGAAGGTAATGGCATAAAATCAAACTTGTTTGTAGATATTTTACAATAGTGGTATAATAGTTAGTGCACCTGCCAAAAGGGGGTGCACTAAACTAACTCGCTGAAAAGGAGAAAAAATGGTAAGTTCGTTTGCGTTGGATCTTTTTAAAGATCCTTTTTTTATTGGTTTCAACCGTGAGTTGGACCGTTTTAACACAGTACATAATTTAGCAACACGTCAGGCATATCCGCCATATGACTTGGTAAAGGTTGATGAAGATACATATAAGTTATCTTTGGCTGTTGCTGGGTTTGATGAAAAAAATCTTAATGTTTCAGTAGATAATGGAACATTAATTATTAAAGGTGAGACTGTTGATACAGAAGAGGGAGAAGTTGTTCATAAAGGAATTGCTTCTCGTAAATTTACTCGTACATTTGCTTTAAGTGAATATATGGAGGTAACTGGCGCAGAAGTTTGTTGCGGTATGTTAAATATCAACATTGATCGTATTATTCCAGAGGAAAAAAAACCAAAAGAAATTCCTATCAAAGTTGCAAAAAATAAGAAGGTATTGACAACATAACTTGTAAATGCTATACTTAATATGTACCAATAGGGCAGTCTTTTTCCTTTCTCTTCTGCCTTAAAGGTAAGAACACCTAAGCATGTGTATAAACTGCTTATTTAAATAAAGGAGTAAAAGTGCCAAAGTACGATTACAGATGTAATGTTTGCTCCTCTGTTGTTGAGTTTGAACGCAGCATGGGAGACGATACAGAACCAATATGTTGTTTTCAGTTTATGAACAGACAATGGGGTTTTGCACCAACTGTAATTTTTAATGGTTCTGGTTTTTACTCAACAGATAAAAGAAATTGAGAGTATAATTAAACCATGAGATCAATTCTTAAAGATCACCCAAGTGTGAAGCCAAAACAATGGAAATTAAAAGACGCTGATAGGTGTGATAAGTGTGGCGTAAGAGCATATGTGTTGATAAAAGGCTCTACAGGAGAACTTTCATTCTGTAATCATCATTATGAAAAAATTATGAATACGCCGAGTTCTTATGATAAAATGATGAGTTTTATGCTTGAGGTAATTGATGAACGTGAAAATTTAACACAGACAAAAACTGGAGGCAAATAATGTATGAATATTATATAAGAGAAGTAAAAAATGTCGTTGATGGAGACACTATTGACGTTATCATTGATTTAGGGTTTGATATTTTATTTTCATCCCGTGTCCGTTTGGCTGGTATTGATACACCAGAATCACGTACAACTGATAAGGCTGAAAAGGTTTTAGGTCTTGAGGCTAAAGAATACTTAAAGAAACAATTAAAAGATGCAAAGTCTGTAGTTATTCGTACAGAAAAAATGAATTCTTCCGAAAAATATGGACGCATTCTTGGCTGGGTATATGTTAATGGCGAATCAGAATCTGTTAACAATAAAATGATTAATGACGGCTATGCTTGGGGATACCTTGGCGAAACAAAAATTAAAGACTTTGAAGTATTAAAAAAGGCTAGAGCAAAATCTGGAAAATGAAAACTGTTTTTTATTTTACAACAGACTGGTGTGGATCATGTAAAAAGGTTCAACCAATCGTTGAAGATATGAGAAAAGAAGGGTTTCAATTTCAAATGATAGATGCCGATTACGAACAACTTTTGGTCAAAAATTTCAATGTTAAATCGGTTCCCACTTTTATTTTAATGGAAAACGACAAAGAATTGAATCGTATCACTGGAGTTAAAAGTAGGGAAGAGTTGGAGGGATTTGTAAAAAATGAAATCATCTGATGAAGAATTTGAAAAGTTGCTTCTGGCTGGTGGCATACAAGTAGCAGGGGTAAGTGATAAGGGTGAAATCTTGTATCAATTTACTTCAAAATTAAAAAATATAAATAAAAAACTTTTTGATGAGCATTTGAATTATGTAAACTCAGAAATAATGAAACTTTGGGAGAGTGGGTTTGTTGACTTAGACCTGTTTGCAAAAGAGCCTGTGGTAACCCTAACTCATAAAGCCTTTATGCCAGACCATATTTTAACCCTATCGCCAGAGCAAAGATGGTCTTTAGAGGAAATAAAAAGAGTTTTAAAAGAAAAAGAAATCTGATATAATCTTGTTATGCCATATAGTATCGGTGCCAAGGGATCATACGGCTGTTCTGGTTATCCTGCCATAAAGAACAGCACCAAAGAGGTTATGGGCTGTCACAAAACTCGCAGAGAGGCAGCAGCACAAATTTACGCAATCAATCGTTCTGAAGGTAATATAGGAAAAGGTATGCATAAAAATATTAAAGAGGGCGATTTTGTAATGGGTATGACAACTGAAGGTATTGCTCATGGTGTAGTAGAACACATAATGACTGAAGGTGGAATTCTTGGAATGCCTGGAAGTAAATATGCTCTTAGGTCAATGCCTCCAGAAAATCCTGCAATGTCAGTTAGATATCATGAAGAAAAAGAAAATGGTTGGGAACCAACTGCTTATAGCATTGGCATGATGTATGCAGATGCACAAAAAGTAGATATTGAAACACATAGTATGGATGGAGAAGAAACAATGAAATCTTATTACTCTGATAATGAAGAAGAGGACAAGTGGGATAATATGACTAAAGCCTGCTGGGTTGGATATGAACAACGTGGAATGAAAGAAAAAGATGGTCGAATGGTACCTAATTGTGTTCCTGTTGGAAAATCAAATGAAGTAGGAAAAGCAAAAGGAATTTCTGTTGGAGATCATGTGTTGTTTGGTGTTCCAAAACCACCAGATAAAACAGAATCTGCACATGGAATTGTTGAAAGAGTAGAAAGATCAGGAACTGTTAAACTTCCTGGAACAAATGAAAGTGTTGAAGCCTCTGCTGATAATCCAGTAGCAGTTGTTAGAGTTTATGCTATGGATGAAAAAGGAAAGATGACAAGAACAGATAGGCGTGTTGCAAAACCTTTTAGTTCTTTAAGAACTTCTTCTAAACCTATAAATAAAACAATAGATGAGGACGATATGGAAAAAGCATCAGCAAAAATAGAAGCAAGATTAAGCGAATTGGTACAGGCTTACAACAAAGGTAAAGAAGGTAATAAAAAAATATCTGTTGGCACTTTAAGATCAGTTTATCGTCGCGGTATTGGCGCATATAGAAGTAACCCATCTTCTGTTCGTGGAAGCGTATCAAGCGCTGAACAATGGGCCATGGGAAGAGTAAATGCTTTTATGGCTGGCCTGCGTGGTAGATTCCCAAGAAAACCTTTTGATTTAGACCTATTTCCAAGCGGACATTCAAGATCAACCAAAAAATATGATTGGTCAGGATCTTTGTTTGATATAAAAACTTTCAAGAGATAAAATGTCATCTGGGCAATATAAAAGACACGATGGCTTTAATCCAATACAAATAAAAAATGGAATGATTGTTCGTGTTAGCAAAGATGGAAGAATTAGACAGATACTAGGAAAACAAGGAGAGTACAAAAAAAATGACAAGAAGTAAAATTGTACAGCCATCAGATATTTATAAATCTGAAACATATATGCCAACTGGGGGAATGAAGGCTGCAGCACGTCGTGCGCTGCGCTGGAAAGAGCAGGGTAAGGCAAAAGGTGCTGGCACTCCTATAGGATGGGGACGTGCAACTGATATTGTTGCTGGTAGAGCAATGTCTCTTAGTACTGTTAAAAGAATGTTTTCATTTTTTTCTCGCCATGAAGTTGACAAAAAGGGCAAAGACTTCTATAATAGTAGTGATCCTTCAAATGGTCGCATTATGTGGGACGCATGGGGAGGAGATGCAGGATTTTCTTGGTCTCGTAAAATTGTAGAACGTGAAAAAAATCGCATGAAAAAGGTTTGGCAAGGTAGCGCTTTCGGTCTTTAAAAGGGGGACAGGGTGGAAGATTTAAGCAACGAAGATTTAAAACAATTAATTTTATATTATAAGCAAAGAGCAAACGACTTAGAATTTTCTAATTTGCAGTTGCAATTAAAGAATAAAAAATTATTATCTGTTGAATCAAAACCAAGACCAGCAACAAAAATTACAAAAACTAAATCTGAATAACAAAAATGGATTACATTTTTTTAAGTATTTTGACATTTCTTTTTGTTGCAATGATTTGCTTGACAGCATTTAACATTAGACTTAACAAGAAAAAAACGTGTCAGCCTATCAGACAAAGTGATAATCATCTTTTTTTAAAAAGTTTTTTTTCTAGAAACACCAAATCAAATGACAAACCTTCACAGTTAAAAATAAGAAAACAAAAAACAAAAGTAAAAATTATTTTTACTAAAGAAAATAAGGCTTATTGGGTTGATAATAACATTTTTTATGTCGCAAATGTCATTGACGGAAATCCAGATTTTAACAATGCTGAAAAAGTAGATACTACAAATATGTCTAAAAAAGAACTTGACAAAATGCTCACAATATTGGATAATTTAGATAGGGGTGATACAGATGAACGTGGTAGTTCAGGGGACTAAACAGTTTAACGAATATAACATTTTTTTACGTGCAATGGGTGTAGCATTATCAAACATGCAAGAAAATGATGAAGAGTTTAACGTTTATTCTTTGGGTCCTGCAAAAATCAACTCTATGGTTTCAGAATTTTGTAATCTTTCAGAACGAGGTATGAAATCAAGAGGTAGAAAGATAAGACACTACTTTGTTCATTTTGACTGGGTAAAACAAAACATAGACTATATGAATTACTTTGTTTTTGTAAGCAAACCAAAAGAAGAAGTTTCAAAAATGATTGCTTACGCTGAACTACAAGGAAAAGAAATTGGAGTGTTTAGGTATTAATATGACACAACAAGATCCAAGATTTTTTTGTTACAAGCAAGATTACTTTGGTGGCACAGAATACATGGCAAGATATTTTCACAAAAACGTAGCGCCATATGTTCCACAATTAAAAAAATACAATTGTTTTATCCTTCCAGGACAAACAGACAAAGCATATTTTGAAATGATGTATGAACCGAAAGAAATTATTATTTGGCTTCATAATTTAGTAGATCAGTTTGGAATTCAGTTGTATCACTTATTTACAGATAAAAGATTTATAAATAAAATTAAATACATAATCACTGTTTCTGAGTATCATAAACAAGACGTAATTAATAAAACTGGTATTGATCCAGAAAAAGTATTAGTTATATACAATGCTATAGATTCAATTGACAATGATCTATTAAGATTTGAAAATGTAAAAATCCCACAACTAATTTATACTTCATCTCCAGGCAGGGGGCTTGAGGTGGGTTTAAATGCTCTGTCTAAATTAGATCTTGATTTTAGATTAAGTATTTTTAATGAGATAGTTCCAGATTTAATTAAAATTGATCGTAATAATAAACATCTTTTAGAAGATCCTAGATTTTTCTTTTATGGAAAAACACCACATAAAACAGTTCTAGATCATATGTCACGTTCGCATATTTTTATGCATACTAGCACTTGGCATGAAACCTTTTGTTTATCTTTAGCAGAAAGTTTAAGTGCAAATTGTCTATCTGTTTACAGTACCTTTGGATCTTTAAAAGAGATTGGTTCTGGATTTGGAATGCCATACGACATAGGAGATGGAAAAGATAATGAAAAACATGTTGAGATATTTATTGAGAAAATTGTTGAGGCAATGGAAACAATTAAAAACAATAAATTTAATCCAGGAGATCAAGCAAAAGTTATTAATAATAAATTTTCTTGGGAAGTATTTCATAATTCATGGATTAATTTTTACGAAGAAAGAATATAAATGATAATTAATAAATTAGAAAAAATGGAAAAAATAGTTGAAAAAAATAAAAATTTGCATTGGCTTGGCTGGAATGTGGCTGATCGTCGTCGAACAGAGGCTGGAAGAACTGCTGTTAACGGTGTTAGAGTAGACAGTGTTTGGTACGTCCAAACAATTTATCAACTTACTAACACTGGATGGGACATACCGAATAAGTATAGGATGTAAACATGAAAAAGCATCTTTGGAAAGATGAGGCTTTGTGTTTAGGATCTGATACAAATGTATTTTTTGATAACTATGAAGAAAAATTAGAGACAAGAGATTTTGTTGATTCTCTTTGTAGAACTTGTCCAGTAGCAAGAAAATGTTTTGCTGTTGGTGTTTCTGGCAAAGAATGGGGAGTTTGGGGCGGAATATTTCTTGAAGACGGAGAAGTATCAAAAGAATTTAATAATCATAGAACCAAACAAAACTGGTATTATACTTGGCAGTCATTAACTATGGAATAAAAATGTATACAAATAATATGAAGAGGGCTTTCCATTCAATTCCCGCACCTAAAAATTTTGCAATATCGATTATTGATAATGATCATTTTCTTACAATAAAATTAGATGAAAAAGCATTTTTACCGCTTACCCATGATGAAAAAATAGAAGCAGTAAAATATGTTACTGTTGTAAAAAAGGCTTTGGAAATGGAGGGTGCTGTTGTATTAGTAACACGACAGCCACTAAAATAATGCAAATATTTGAAAGTATAGTACAATAGAAGTATGGAAATTTTAACAGTAGCGTTGGCTTTGCTTTCAATTTCTTTTGCCATAGCATATGTTTCTGCTGTGTATAGAATAAAAAAAATAACAAATGCAGTAAAAGAACTTTTATCGGCTAAGATTGAACTAGATGCCGCCTATCGTAATTTTGCAAGTATAAAAAAAGCCACAACTGAAACAGACATACACACAAAAAACTTCATTAAGTTTCTTTCTGAATCTCGTGATTGGGCTTATGAATATATTGAAGGTGTTCAAGAAGGAATTAAAAAATTTATAATTGAAGTTAATCCACAAATTGAGTATTTTAGTAAACAAAATAATGTAACAAATAATGATGCACAGGTCTCAGAATTTACAATAAAAAAAATCTCAAAAGAAATTGAAGAATTAAAAAAATTTTTACCAGAGGAAAATAATGATAGACGCTAAAAATATTCTAAAAAAAACAAACAATATTTTATG